CCGGGGCTGCAGGCTCATCGGGTTCACCTGCCGCCTCAATCACTTCCGGCGGCGCGTTACGGAACCGCGCCACGTCGAAGGAGGCGGCGAGTTTCACGGGCTCGGCAATGCGGTCGATGAAGCCGAGGTCCAGCGCGTCCTTGGCATCGAGCCAGGTTTCGGCGGCCATTAGGGCGGCGATTTCATCGTCAGGCTTGCCGGATTTTCCCGCATAGCCCTGGATTAGACTGCCCTTCACCTTGTCGAGCGCCTCAGCCGTGGCGCGCATGTCCTCTGCCGTGCCCATCACCAGCCCCGCCGGGTCGTGGATCATCAGGAAGGCGTTCTCGGGCATGACAATGGTGTCACCTGCCATGGCGATATAGCTTGCCGCCGAGGCCGCAATCCCATCGATCCAGACAGTGATCTCGCCCGGGTGCCGCTTCAACGCATTGTAAATGGCAACGGCGTCAAAGACCGAACCGCCAGGGCTGTTGAGGCGCAGATCAATCGCAGCGTCGTCAGGCAGCGCGCCGAGCTCCGCCAAAAAGCCTTTTGCCGTGACGCCGTAAGCGCCGATTTCGTCATAGATCAGCACTTCCGAGCCCGAAGTGCGGGCACGGATTGTGTACCAGGATTTCATGGGTTTACTCCTGCTGCGGTGTCGTGGACGACCCGCTACCGTCCTCGTTGGGTGTGTTTGGGTCGAGCACGGCCGTCGGCGTAGCCCTTGCCCCCTGCGTTTCGCCGGGGCTGGTGCGATAGGTCAGGCCCAGATCGGTCGCGCGTTTTGCATCGGATGCGTTTTCACGGTCGACCTCTTCGATGTCGTAGCCCGTGGCCTCGACGACCTTGCGCCTCGAAGTGAGCCCAGCTTCCATCGCCAGAACCTGCGCCTGGATATCCTTCAAGGGATCGACCCAATCCCACCGCGGCGGTATCCATTGGACAGGCCGGATGGTTACAGGGTCAGCATCCAGCGCGCCCGACAGCACGGCTGTTTCCAGCCAACGCCGCCAGATTGGGCGGCAAAGCTGATGGGCAATGACCCCATGTTGCAACTGGCCGATACGCCGCCGAAATTCGACAAGTTCAGCCCGTAGGCTGGAATAGTTCGCCTGCCGGACATCGCCGGTGACGAGGTGATACGGCAGCCCAAGTGAGGCCGAGACGGCCAAAAGTGTCCGATATTGAAAGGCCTCATAGCCACCGCCAACATCGGCCGGGCTCGAGAACTTCACATCCTCGCCCGGCAGCAGAACCTGCATAGTGCCGGGCTCCAAGCTGGCGATCGCGGCCCCGTCAAGATCGGCGACCTCCTCCCCCATCATTGGGTCTTCTGGAGCGGTCTTGGTGATGAAGCCCGCGAACATTGCCGCGGTCTTTTTGCGGTCAAGCTCGGCGTCGTCGTATTGATCGAGCAGGAACAGCCGTACCATGGCGGGCGCCACATGCGGTAGGCCCCTGATCTGACCCGCATCAATCGGCCGGTAGATGTGCAGCACCTCTTCAGCCGGCACGCGCACTGTGTCGGGCATGGCCACGCGCTGATCCGTGCTGTCACCCGGATGGCGGCGGCGGAAGTGATAGGCCACCCGGCGCCCGATCAGGTCAAACTCGATCCCGCAACGGATGCGGTTGCCGTTCGGATCCGTCTCGGTTTTCTCAAACGGCAGCATCTCCGACTGAAGAAGCTGCAATTGCAGTGGCACCAGAAGCCCATCCTCAGCGCGGCGCGGCCGAAGCCGCACGAAGCATTCGCCCGCCACAAACATCTCGCGCGCGACCATGGCCTGCAGGCCGTAGAAGTCGGTCAGCCCGTCGGCATCCGCTTCGTCCGTCCAGGCGAGCCAGAGCTTCTGGACCTGATCGCGCAGGTCGGCATCGCCAATAAGTGAGGACGGCTTGATGCCATCGCCAACAAGGTTTGCCGCAAACGCCTCGCAGGCATTGGCCGCATAGCCGTTGGTCACCACCAATTCGCGCGAGCGGGCCAGCAGTCGTGGGCCACCAGAGGCAACAAGCGCATTGATGTTCTCGAGCGGTGGGTTCCAGCCCCGCAAACGGCGCTTGGCCATCGCCCCCTCGAGCCGCGCGCGCATGGCATCAGAGCCGCCGTATTTCGGGCGGCGGAACAGGTCAAAAATTGCCATTTCTCTCAGAGGCCTTTGGTCGCTGTCACGCGGACATGGCGCACGATACGCCGCCCCTCTGCCAAGGCGATCTCGCGATCCAGCGCTTCGATGGCCCGGTCGATCTCGGCAAGGCTGCGATAGTCCACCGTCTTTCCATCGTAGCTGACCCGGGCCACGCCCGAGGCGCGCTGCGAAGTCAGAGCCTCCCGGCGGAGTTTCAGTGTCGCCAGATCCGCCATGCCCACACTCATCCCATGTATGTTGACCGCGCAACGCGGCGCACCTGTCCCTTGCGTACAGATTGCGTGCCCCCCGCAGAGGCGGCGCCCTTGGCTTCAGAGACAGCAAACTGTGCGGCCAATTCCTCCCACCGCGCGTCCGACCAGCGGTCTGCGCCGAGGATCCAAGCGGCCGCGCGGGCATAGACGCGGCAATCGAGCGCCTCGTTGCGTTCCCGCAGTTTTTGCCATTCGAGTTTCGCGAACCCGCGCTTGTTCTTGACCGTGACCAGTTGTTCGGCCGTCAGCTGCTTCAGCCATTCGGCGTCGACCCAGCCCGGCAGATGAAGAAAGCCGGGAGGAAACCGCTCCTCATCCGCCGGTCTGGTGACCTCCGGCGGATCAAGCCGCAGGAAGCGATAGGTCTCTGCCTTGAAGGTCGACGTGGCGATCGTCCAAAGCCTTGCCCCTCTGCGCAGACGTTTGCCCGCGATCGTCGCATCGACAAACGTCGGACCCATGACAGGGCTCGCTCGGTTGAAGCCTTCAAGCCCTTTCACGGGTGCCACCTGTCCAAATCCGACCTGTCGCGCCCAGGCGTAGACCGCTGCAGTCTCGTAACCTGTGTCGATTGCGAGCCGCGCGATGGTCATCGGTGTGCCGCTGGCGTGAGCCCAAGTCCGGCCCAAGAGGTCGGTCAGCTTCTGCCAGCATGCTTGATCTCCGGGACCGCCCTCAATCACAATGTGATCGATGAGCCAGCTTTGCAGGCCCCTGCCCCAAGCCCAGACATCAACCTCGATCCGGTCCTTCTGGACGTCCACCCCGGCAGTCAAGAACAGCCCGCCCGCCGGGACCGTGCCTGCGCGCCAATCCTCCTTGAGCCCCTGAAGCCGCTGCCAGTCGGGCGCCTCGCCACTTTCCATCCAGGTCTCACCGAGCGAGGTGTTGACGAAGGTCTTCATCGTCTCGTCGCCGCCCGCGCGCGCCGACAGAAACGCCTTGGCCATCGCCTCTAGCCGCACCCAAGGCGAATAGATCTCGTTTAGATGGAACCCTGCCGTCCCGTTGAATGGTGCCTCCGCGATCCAGCGGCCCTTGGAGATGGCCGCCCAGCGGGTCTCGTCCTTCCATGCGGCGTCGCAGTCTGCGCAATGGTAGCGCGCCGTTTCCGGGCAGTGGCCGCCAGTTTCATCCTTGTCCCATTTCACCTGCCCCCAGGTCAGGATTTGTTTGTGACCACACGTCGGGCAAGGCACCCAAAACCGGCGCTGATCGCTTTCCTCAAACGCCGCCTCGATCCGGCTTGCGCCCTTATTCGTCGGCGTTGAGACCAGCACAATCTTGCGGTTCCAGAACGTCACCGTCCGCTTTCTCGCAAGGTTGACTGGGTCCCCCTCAGCCCCTGCGCTGAACGGGTAACGGTCCACTTCATCGCAGAGCAGCAGCCGGATCGGGCGGCTCGCCAGCCCCGAGGGCGCGTTGGCGCCCACGATGGTCAGATGCCCGCCCGGAAACCGCTTGTGCAGGATCTTGTTGTTGCCATCCCGCGACTTCGGGTTGGCGATCTTATCCTGCAGGCAAGGCGTGTCCCGTGCCATCGGCGTGAAGCGGTCCTTCGACCAGGTTTCAGCATCGCGCTCGGTAGGCATCACCACCATGATCGGCGCAGGGTCGTGGTCGATGTGGTAGCCGACCATATTAAGGATCGCCTCACTTTTCCCGATTTGGCTGCTCGACATAATCACGACGGTTTCCGCTGCCGGATCCGAGATCGCATCCATGATCCCGCGCTGGTACTCGGCCCGGCTGGTGCGCCATTGACCCGGCTCTGCGCTGGCCTCAGAGCTCAGCCTTCGGTTCTGATCGGCCCAATCGCTGATCGTCAGGTCCGGCGGCGGCTTCAGAACCGCCAATGCTTTCGCCACTGTCCGTTTCAGGATCGGCGAGCCCGTCAATCTCAGGATCGGTTTCGAATTCAATGTCTGGCTCTGCGAGATCATCGAGCACCTCGCGGATCGCAGTGCGGATCAGGCTCCGGGTATCTCCGACGGTGGGTTGGTCAAAGGCCTGCGGCGCCAGCCGGTCAGGCAGTGCCAGCAGGCGGGTTCTCAGAAGCGCAAGCACCGCAATCCAGGCAGCCTCGATTTGTTCGGCTGCGATCAGCGCGCGCCGCTTCTCCTCCGCCTCCATTTCGGCGAGGTCAGCGCGTGCCCGGATGAACCGCGCACGTTCAGCGGCATAGTCTGGCGCACCCGCCTGCGCTTTGAGCGCCTGATCGCGCAGATAGCGGACATAACCGCGCACGGAGCCGATTAAGTCATACTGCCCGCGCTCGGCCTTAGGGATCACCCCCTCGCGGCTCAGTTGCTGGACCCGCCGCTCCGAAAGGTCGAGCAGCCGCGCGATCACACCGATGGGTTGGGTCGCTGCTGACACAAGATGATCCCTTCGCGTCGATCAAAGCACTGAAATTGCGTCAATTATACTGGATAGGCAGGCCTCGCAGAGCGAAGCTGATGACAACAAACGATGCACCTGAAGGAGACGCCAAGATGCCCGGCCTGAACCCGCAAACCACGCCCCGCCACCAACTGCGCACCGAGAAGGCGCGCCGGAACCATGAAGCCGCACTGGACGCCT